TAAGTAGTATCAAGCTCCCCCAGAGACCCTCAGATCATATCCAAAGCACCCCAGAGCGGGAGGCAACCCCCGCAATAGGGGTCCCATCATTATTATGGATGGCCCCCCTAAAATTTAGAGTAAAAATGGGTTGACCTACACATGAAATACACATAGATTGGGTTTTTCGGGTTGTTACGTAGACTGTGCAGGTGCACAACGATAGTGGGCGCATAGCGGCCGGGAGGAAGAGGATGTTTAAGATTACTGACGATCTTTACTTGGAGTATGTGGAGGGGTTCTGCGTTGAGGACGGAGATCTGATTGTTATAGCTGGGGATAGGCAGTATCGAGCTTTTGGGGACCCTTACGAGATCATCGAAAATTACTTGGAACAGGAGAAGAAGGAACGTGCAGAGTGGGACAAAAGGATCTTCGAGAAGGCTACACCTACAGGTGGACACAGACGTGTGGGAGAAGATTCACTCGATGAAGGGGACGCAGAGACATATAGTTGAGGAGGCGGTGAGGGCGTACAAGGAGGTAGATCTGCTAACCTTAGAGGAAAGACTGCGGAGGCTAGAGAACAGCATGGGCGAACGATGAGGGGGGCACGGGCCAAGGAGTTGAGGAAGCTGGCGGTAGAGCTTCATAGGGTTATGCCGGATACGCAGAAGAACCTGTATCGTCTTTTGAAAGCCGCTTACAAACAGGCGAGGAGAGACGGTAAGGAGTGGAGGAGATGAGACCCTCAAAGGAGATGTTGAAGCTTCCAGATTGTATAATTGTTAAGGTAAACGACGGGAAAGTAGAGTTTCATGGCTATCAGCAGGGAGAAGCAGGAGGTATTCCTGCACCACTTCGCGCAAACAATGAACGTGTCCCAGAGCGCAAGGAGAGCGGGGCTGAAGTCTCCTCGGGAGGTACAGAGGGAGAGGGAGTCGAATCCGAAGTTCGCAGAGGAGTGGGAGATGATCGAGGAGTCCAAACTCGATCAACTGGAAGCAGAACTGTGGAAGGACGCGCTGGAACACAAGGAAGACAGACGATGGGTTCTTTCAAAGCTCAGAAAGAGGTGGGCAGATAAAAAGAAGGTGGAGGGAGTAATAAACCACAATGTCGATATCAAAAGCCTCTCAAAGGCAGACCTCCTTAAAATCGTCGGGAGACCTGTCGAAGCAGAGTTTACTGCGGTCCGTGAAGACAACCCGCGAACTCACTTGGGCACACGCCGTCCAAACGACGGCGGAACAGATGGAACAGATTCCACCGCAAAAGAAAAGATTGGACCTGACGGCGACACAGGAACTGAGGTTGATTGACGCCATCTGGGAAGAGCAACAGAAGAAGATCGCGCAGTTAATAGCAACTGAGACCCCCACATCCCAGTGGGAACCCTACCTACTTTCAGTAGAAGAGGACGTAGAAGGGGAAATGAGGGAAACATTCGATGATGAGGCGCACGTTGAGATACTTGCTGCCATTGCAGGAAAGCGAACCACGGGGCTTTAAGCGTAAGTTCCACAGGAATGCAGAGAACAAATACGCCAAATTGCACCATGATTTGACCGGAAGATGCCTCAACGGGGGGGATAAGAGGTGTCAGGGGACTGTATTTTCAGGTATAGACACCTGCATATACTGTTACGCAAAGGATAGAGTGAAGGAACATGGAAGAAAACTCTGGAGAGTCGGGAGCAAACGACCACCAAAAGGAAGCCGCAGAAGAGTTATTAAAGAGAACAGAGGCCCATGACAGGCTGATTCCTTTCGTAGAGTACACCCTTCCTGCGTATGAAGCTGGAACGCATCACCGTTACATAGCTGAAAAGCTCGAAGCCGTTGCGAAGGGGGAGTTGAAGCGCCTGATCATACAGGCACCTCCCCGGCACGGGAAATCCCAACTTGGGACAATCCACTTCCCTGCGTGGTATCTCGGCCACAATCCTGCACAGCAGATTATCACAGCATCCCATAACACAGATCTAGCAAGAGCGTTTGGTAGACAGGTGAGGAACCTGTGTGCCAATCCCTTGTACCAGAATGTCTTTGAGGATATCGAGCTTGCCGCAGACGCAAAGGCGGCGAACTACTGGCACACCTCGATGGGTGGGGCTTATCTCTCAGTGGGTGTGGGAGGATCTCCTACGGGGCGTGGTGGCCATCTGATTGTAATTGATGACCCGATCCGTGGTCAGCAGGACGCAGACTCCAAGGCAATCAGAGAGGCAATGTGGGCATGGTACCGTTCTGATGTCTACACCCGTAGAATGCCTGAAGCCTCCATTGTAGTAATCCAAACCCGATGGCATGACGACGATCTCGCAGGGCAACTCCTTTCTGAGATGGAATCAGGGACAGGAGATGCGTGGGAAGTGGTAGATCTACCCGCTTTGGCTTACGATAACGACGTTTTGGGGCGAGAAGAGGGCGAAGCCCTGTGGCCAGAGTGGTATCCGAAGGATGCTTTGGAGGAAACCAAGAGGGTTTTATCTGCCTCAGAAGGACCCAGATCATGGTCTGCGCTCTATCAACAGCGCCCAATTACCGAGGAAGGGGCGTATTTTAAGGCAGATTGGCTCAAATACTACGACCCAAGGGACCTAAACTCCCGATATTCCCCCCATTCCTCCCGACCCTACCTGCACGTATATGGAGCGTCTGACTACGCTGTAAGCGATAGCACAGGGGATTACACCGTCCATATTGTGGGTGGTGTTGACCCAAATGACGATCTGTATATCCTCGATGTGTGGAAGGGGCAGGTTACTTCTGATGTGTGGATTGATGAAGTAATCGCTTTGATGCAGAGGTACAAACCGCTACAGTGGGCCGAGGAGGCGGGGCAGATCAATAAATCCGTTGGACCATTCCTATCTAAAAGAATGTCGGAGCTTAGGGTTTACTGCCGAAGGGAGCAGTATTCCTCCGCAAGAGACAAGCCTACCCGGGCAAGGTCTATCCAAGCCAGAATGTCAATGGGCAAGGTCTATATTCCGTCTGGGGCGGAGTGGGTGGATGAGTTTGTTTACGAACTCTCCCGTTTCCCCGTGTCAGGACATGACGATCAAATAGATGCCCTTTCTCTGCTGGGGAGGATATTGGATCAGATGTCCCCCGGTCTTCTTCCCGCCGAGGAGAGTAGGACTCATTTAGTGCCAACAACCTATGGGGATTTATGGAACCAAAATCGGATGCGAATCCGAAATCGGGGAGCAGTGGTAATAGAGCCTACACGGATTGCACCGGAACTGAAATAACAGTAGAGGAAGCCACCCTCCGCGCCATCGCAGGAGGAGAGGACGTGGATGATGTGATCCTCCGTAAATATGGCTACTCTAAGTCAGAGGCCGCGATGATCGTCACCGGGGTAAGGGACAACTCCATTACCGAGACGCAAAAAGATTTCATACACGCCTTGGGCTTTATGGGAATGCAAAATGAACAGGGTGAGACGATGAGCAGAGAGAGATTTGTAAGCCGCTTTCAAATGTTTATGCAGATCGAAAGATTAGCCATGGCTAATATTAGGGGTTGACAACATAGTATTAAGTAGTATAACTTAGGGTAAGTCCATGCCTCGCAAAGGATTGCAATGGCATACCCGAGTGGTGAAAAGGATCGTGTCCAGTATTGGGCGCGACAGATAGATCATGCTGGAACTCGCCTAAAGCCCTACTTTGAGGCCGCGGACATTCTTATCAAACAATATGAGAATGATCCGTCCAGTGACCGCGAAGAGGGCTTTGATTTTGACGAAGATCCGCACACCCAGAGAGTGAAGGCCAATCTGGTCTTCGGTTGGATAGATCAGTCGATCTCCAACCTTCTGGAAAGACACCCCCATTTTACAACAATGCCCCTCCAGAGAGATTCTTCTGGTGGGTCACCTGTCGTTTCCAGCGTTCTGAACTACTGGTATAGGGAAACCAACCAGAAGCAACAGGACGAGCGGATTCTACTCGATGCTTTCCTTGCTCCATACGGAGTAAAGAAGATTGGGTGGAAGACAGATCTCGATAAATTGATCTATGAGGTCGTAGAGGAACCAGAGTTCTCCTACGGGGATGATATCGAGTCGGAGCTTAACGCTCTATTGTCGGGTTCACAGACCGCGGTGACCGACGAGCAGAACCACGAACTCCACATCGAGGCCAAGACTGAACTCCTCCAACAGCCCGAACCACTGGACCCGCTGGTTGAGAGGAACATCGAAGCCAACATCGAGGCCCACCGGCAGATGCAGGACAGGGCAGATCCTGACCCTTCCAGCAACGTGCAGTATGGTGCCCCCTTTGGTCTGAGATGGCGTCCTGACCATTTCTTCATGGACCCCCTCGCGCAGGAGGGACTTGCGGACGCACAGTGGATCGCCTTCAAGATTATCCGCAGGGTGGATGATGTTAAGGCCAATCCCTCCTACTCAAATACAGACGATCTGGAATCTTCTTCCCGTCCTGAGGATGCTCCCCCGGTAAACACGGGGGATGTGGAGGATGATTTTGGGCTGGTGACTCTCTATGAGGTCTGGGCCAGAGACTTCCCCACTGCTGCGGGAACGCGGGAGAATATCATCTTCGTCTTTGCCGAAGGGCATGACGAAATCCTCCGCGAAGATCCTTGGCCCTATCAGACTCTTGAGGATTTCCCCGTGGAACTCCTTTCCTTCCAGACAGGCGTGAAGGAATGGTATAACAAGCCCGGGTTGGTGCTGGCAGGTGCGGATAACGTCCAAGCCCTGTCAAATGAAATCCTCGATTCCTACCTGTATGTCATCAGGAAGATGAAGAACCTCATCCTCTACGATCCTGAGGCAGTGGATGAGGACACGATTGATAACATTCTCCTCGCACCGGATATGTCGTCACACCCCGTCAGGGGAATGGCGAACGCCCCCGGAGCCGGTATCCAAGCCCTAGATCTTGGCAGGATTCCAAACGACAAGGGGGAGATGCTGAATGTTATCCATTCTCTCTTTGATAGAGCCGCAGGAACCCCACAGCCCGTATCAAAAGGCGTGGACACGGCTACTGAATCTTCCATTATCGAACGCCGCACCACTGCCCGTGAGGCCCGCAGGGGGAACCTGCTGGCAGATTTCCAAGTTCGGGTAGCGAAGAAGTTCTGGCAGTTAACAACCCAGTACAGACCAGAGCGACTCTTCCTGATCCACGAACAGGCAGATCAGTGGGTAGCAATCGACGATGAAATCGCCAAGGGCGAATACAGATTCCAGATAGACATTTCCTCACAGGCCCAAGCTATTGCTCTTGAGAGGAAACAGTGGAACGACCTCCTGAACCTTATGAGTGGGTTGTCCGGTCTATTTCAACAGCTATACGGTCCCGAAGCAATTCCGAACCTACAGAAGATCGCAAGAGAACTACTCGTCCGCGGGTACAATGTCCAGAACCCCGAAGAACTCCTTCCCGGCCTCCTCCAGCAGGAGCAAGCTCAGGATCTCCAGACGCAAGCTGCTATTCAGCAGATGCTTCAGGGAACTCCGGGTCAGGCTCCGAGTGAAGGCCCTGCCCTTACGGGTCCGCCGAGAGAGACGGAGAGTCAGGAGCGAACGGGACCGGCACTCCCAAGACAGTTCAGAGAGCCAGCCCCAAATGGAGCGGGTATCCAAGGAAACAGCCAAACTGCGTAATGGAGAGAAAAGAGGCGTCATGGAGGAAGATTTCTTCCACGTCGCTTCAGGAAGAGGGTGGTGTCCCTCCCACCCCCCTCTTCCGAATACTAGACATCAGAAAATACTGAATTCTTCCTGCTAAAGGGCAGGAAGGTTATCCTTACATAAGTTCAATAAAAAGAGATTATTATGGCACGTAAAAGAGGTCGGCGCGGGGACACCAAAGACGAAGCTGCCTACAGGTCCAGACGGAAAAGGTCTGGCAGTGGTAAGGGACCGAAGAGGTCTTTTGGTAAGGGGGTTTCCGCGGGAGTTCTCGGCTCTATCGGTGCCGCAGTTATAGGCAAGCTCTTCAACCGCGACGAGAAAGAAGTAGAGGGGATAATTAAGGAGGGTGGGGGCAGATTTGGTAGGGACCAAATGGAAAGCCTGATGAATGGAGGCACAGGTAAAGGGATGACCCACGATGTAACTCGGCACCCAGAGGGTCCCAACGCACACGGAGGCGAACCAGAGTACCAAGAAGGAGAACGGCCGTGGCTCCACGACCAACTCGACACACATCCCGGCGATACAGATCCTCTCTTGCGGGACATCGACGAAAAGATTGGGGCGCTACAGCAAAAGGTGGCGGACGCTAAGAGAGACGCTGCGAAGAGAAGGGACACACCAGAACAAAGAGCGGGTGAACAACCCGGACCTCCCTTGGGTGCCGAGGAAGAGCCAGTGGGTGCACATCAATTCGAGGGGACACCTCCACTGGGAGCGGGGCAGGGTGTAAGGGCAGCACCTCCGTTAAGCACAACCATTGCTAGACGAGCGGGTGAGCCAGCGGCTCCCGAATTCAGCGCACCACCAAGACTGGGACCGGGACAGGGCGTAAGGAATGCACCCTTGGGTGCCCTCGCCGCCCCCCAGACAGAACCAACAGCGAAAGAAAGATTCGCTTCGGTGTTTGGCGGGCATAGGGACAGGATGGAAGAGTCGAGGGGCGCTCTATTTGGTGGCGGTGATGATCAAGTTCCCATGCCTCAAAATTACCGCGAAGAGACAATCGGAAAACTTTCCGAAGAGGAGAGGCAGGACTTTGAGGGGCTATCCCCTGAGGAACAACAGGCCCAGCTAAATGAGATGTGGAAACAGGAGATAAGCGGAACGGCTGGAGCAGCGGAGTCTCCAACGGACTTCTTTAGTGTTCCCGGTAGAGCCGCTGCTGCCGGGGCTGTCGGGGCTGTGGGCGTGGCGGGCGGAATATACAAGATAGCTAAAAATATCCTGAGATCGAGAGCGGCGAAAGCGTCGGCGGACCCTAGCCGGACGGCACGATCAGCGGTCGGTTTGGGCTTACCAAAATCAGCCAGACCAAAGACTACACCAAAGACTAAACCAAAGAGGAAGAAGAAAGAGACCGGTATGCCCGGTACAAGTGTCCCCCACTAAATCCATGAGAAGAAAACGGCAATGCTATACGATGTGACATGCCCCACTTGCGGGACCTACGAGGCGGATATTCTCCTCGCCGACAAGGACAAGCCCTTCGCATGTACGTGTGGGAAGCTGGCCAAACGGGAGTTTCCTGTCACTGCTGCTTTGGGCTTCCTGCCCTTTGAGGCACACTACGACGAGGGCTTGGGTGTAGATATCACAGGCAGGGACCACAAAAGGGAAGTAATGAATATTCTCGACGTTCAAGAAGCCGGTGATCCCGTTGGTGGTGCTAGAAACTTTGATGCCAAAGCCCCTGACCACGTGGGTAGGAGTAAACCCCGAGGGGAAAAATTACAATCAAAAGAGCAGACTGATTGGGTCATCGGCGTCGAGGACAAAGATGGTAGGGTGGAAACAGTTAAATCCTCGGAGTTGAAAACGGTATGACAGTGAAAGAAATGCTGGATGACGCCGTGAGACTCCTTGAGGGGAAGATCGCCGCGACTGATATCGGCGAAGTGGTAGTAATAGACAAGAAGAATTGGGAAAAAGCACGGACACTGTTGGAAACCGTCCGTTCTGGAACTCCCGAGTTCGACAAGGATGCAGAAAAAAAGTCAGGGAAGACTTCTCGGGTGAAGAGAAAAATAAATGCCAATTAAAAGAGCGCCCTTTGGGGGCGTCAAAGGGTAGTAAACTTAACGGAGGGAAGTAAAGATGACGCAAGTAACCTCGACAGAAGTCGATCTGGATTCTGATGAATTCTCCCCACGGGATGAGGAGGATGCTTTTACGAGCATCCGCTCTCTTGAGGATGAGGTCCGTCAGGCTTCGATTGAAACTATGAACGAGGAGGGAGATGCGGAGACTCCCCGATCTACGGAAACGTCGAAGAGCGCCCCTGCAACGTCGAGAGAAACGGGCAGGGTTGAAGCCACGAAACGGCCCGGGATTGATGAAGTTCTTCGTAATGTAGAAGAACAGTTAGGTGACGCGGATGCTGAAGTGGTCCGCGGAATCTTATCTGGATATCATAAAACTCAAGCCGAGTGGAAACAGGCTCAAGCAGAAGTCAACGAGTCCCTTCAGGAACTGGATGATTTGAAAGCGGCTTACAACCAACAGCCGCAGGAAGCTGATCCAGATCTTGCCCGAGTTACTCCACAGCAGTGGGAAACATTCCAAAAGATGCTCAGGCAACAGGGAGTGCCCTTACGGGCCGAACTGGAGCAGGAGCAAGCCTTGGAGGACCACCGCGATGCAGTGGATAGCGACATTGATAAGGGACTTGAGGAGTTCGGCGAAGAGTTTGGACACCGCAACGAGGATGGGCAGTTCGTATTTAGCTCGGATATTCGAGATGATTGCGAGCGCGAATTCCAACGTCTCTACGACCCCGAAGGCGGTCCTACCGCCCGTGACCTTTTCCGCCTTGTGAAGTTTGACCAACTGATCGAGGAAGCAGAGGAACGTGGCGCGGGCAAAGCATCGGAGTCTGCAAGAACCAATGATCGACGTAGGGCGAAGGATGCAGTCCGTAGCGTTGTGGAGAGTCGTTCCGCATCGGGGGTAAGGACCCGGGACAGTATCTATAAACCGGGAACCAACCAAAACTTTGAAGACGTAGTAGCCCGAGCATCCTTGGCTGCTCTACGGGAGATGCCAAGTGTGCCAACGGATTAACCAAAAATTTGAAAGATTGAGAGATGGCTAACGAAACTGTCCTCTCTACTCTGACTTATGCGCCATTGCTGACCACGACCCTGATGAAGGTTCTGGACAGCGGTGCCCTGAACGATCAGGTGTTCGATGCTGACGTTTTCCTTGCGTGGCTCCGTGGAAGCGGACGCCTGAAGGTAATCGACGGCGGTGAGCGCATTCGTGTTGGTCTGCTCCATGAGAAGAACAGCACAGCAGGGTGGTATGCGGATTACG